GATGCTGATTATCTTTATCAAGATATCTTAACCAATCATGCCACTATCAAAAACTTAGAAGGCGATATAACTTCTGGTCTTAGTCAACTTGAATTAAGATTATCTGCTTTCTCAGTAGAGCTTGGTGCTCTCAATGACAGACTAACCGAGTTAGAGACTGTTGAAGTACCAGAGCCACCAGAGGTCGTAGAAGAGCCAGAAATTATTGAGCCTTATGTTGTGACCAATGAAGTAGATAAAGTCGTTGCAGAGCCTCTGGCTTGTCCTAAACCGATAAAGAACAGGGACTTTGGCTACTACATTAGGAATCTAACACTAAATAAAGAAGTTGTTTTCAGAGTTATCTATGACTTACAAGATGGAGTGGTTGATAATGTTGCGTTTGAAAACAATCCACCAAGTAGTGTCAGACGAGCAACTGTTAGATACTTAAACAGTTTAGATTTTAGTGGAGCAACTGCAACAAATTGTTCAATACCTTTTAAGATAAATATTTAAATATGAAACAATCAATTATTTTAAATGAAGATTCTTTTAGAACATTTGATAATTATGTTATGAAAAATCAGAATAGATTGTCTTGGACTTATGAAGTCGAGAGAATCCACGATAGATACAAAGTAACATTATTAAATGAAGGTTCAGTCTCACTTTATCAACTGATGAGAAAGATTGAACACAAGGCCTTGACATAGTTTTGTCAGGGTCTATAATATTATATGCAATGATGCCAAACAAATGGAGTAAAATTTATGGCAATACAAGAAGGAATAGCCTACTGGGCTAGTGTAACCACTCCCAATACTAAGTTTGAACCTGTTTATACAGTTGACTTAGTGGTGAGTGACGATGTCGCCAATGACTTCGAGGCTAGAGGATATAAGGTTAAAGAGATATCCAATGGTGACGAGGTCATCGGAAGAGCAATAACTTTCAAGAGAAAGGTGAATGGGCCAAATGGTATGATTCGTCAAGCACCTAAACTCTTGGATGCAAATAAGAATCCAATAGATGAGCTTGTTGGTAATGGGTCTAAAGTAAAAGTCCAATACAGCGAGTGGGAAACATCTAACAAGTACGGAGACTTTAAAGGTTTGGATTTCCAAGCTATGCAAGTTATTGACTTAGTTCAATATAAATCTAGTGATGGTTCAGAGTTTGATGCCATCGAAGGAGGAGAAGAGTTCTAATGATTATTAGTATCAGAAACGAAGAAGGTGAAGTCACAAACTTCGATGTCAATGCTATTGATGATGAACAGAAAAGAAACGAAGCCAATGTTATGGTGAATAAGGTTGGTAATCTTTCTGTTGTTATCGAAGCTTTGGATTTCGCTAGTCGTACACACAGAGCAAACTTAGAAGAGCTTTTAAAAGGCTGTCCTGAGTCGCAAGTGGAAGAGAATGCTGATGAGTCTGTCGAAGATTCAGAAGATTCCTAACACTATAAATTTAATTTTTTCATATATTTTATTCTGCAGGGTGTCTTCGGATGCCCTGTTTTATTTAAGAGGTCAAGATGGATAAAGATTTAAAATTTACAAAACTTCACTTACCATGCCCTGAATGTGGTAGTAGTGATGCGTTATCAGTCAATGAGAATGGTTCAGCTAAATGTTTTAGTTGTAACAAATTCTTTCCAAAGGGTGTCAATGGCGATGCTGTTACCCCTAAAGTCATACAAGACAGTGTTAGAGAAGTCAATGCTCATGGTGGTGTCTTTGCTAGTCTAACTGACAGAAGTATTTCCAGAGAAACTGCTGAGAAATATGGAGTTAAAACAGTTTACGATAGTGCCGGTGCGATTGCTCAACATGTCTATCCCTTGTACATCAACAATGAATTAGCTTCAAACAAGATACGCTATGTTAGAGATAAGAAGTTCAGCTACGATGTCAATCCCCAAGGGGTTGGACTCTTTGGTCAACAATTATTCAAGGAAGGTGGGAAGTATCTGACGATTACTGAGGGAGAGTGCGATGCGATGGCAGCCTATGAGCTACTAGGTAGCAAGTGGGCTGTCGTTTCTATCATCAGAGGTGCTCAAGGTGCAGTCAAAGATATCAAAGATAACTTAGAGTATGTTGAAAGCTTTGATAACATTGTCATTTGTTTTGACAAAGACAAGCAAGGTATTGAAGCTGCTAAGAAAGTTGCTAGTCTACTTAAACCCGGGAAGGCCAAGATAGTTACACTACCAAATGGTTACAAAGATGCTAATGATATGCTTATCAAAGGCAAGTATAAAGAGTTTACTTCGGCTTGGTGGGATGCCAAACTCTTTACTCCTAGTGGTATCATTAGAGTATCAGAGAAGAAGAATCAATTCTTAGACAGACCTAAAAAGGAAAGTATTCCTTATCCTTGGGAAGGTCTCAACAAAAAACTCTATGGTCTTAGACAGGGTGAATTAGTCACACTGACAGGTGGTACAGGTCTTGGTAAGTCTAGTATTACTAGAGAGCTAGAACACTGGTTAGTCAAACAAACAGAAGACAATGTTGGCATCATAGCCTTGGAAGAAGATTGGCGAAGAACAGTCGATGGTATCTTAAGTATTGAAGCCAATGCTAGATTGTATGTTGACCAAGAACGAGATAAGTTTGATGAGTCAACTCTCATGGATATGTTCGACAAAGTCTTTGAAGATGATAGAGTATTCATACATGCTCACTTTGGTACCAATGAGATTGATGATATCTTTGCTAAGCTGAGATACTTAATTATTGGTTGCGATTGTAAGTGGGTAGTTGTTGACCACCTCCACATGCTTGTCAGTGCTTTAGGTGAAGGTGATGAACGCAGAGCCATTGATAATATTATGACAAGACTTAGAAGCTTAGTCGAAGAGACTGGTGCTGGTCTCATTCTAGTGTCACACCTCAGAAGAGTTGATGGTAACAAAGGCCATGAGAATGGTATTGAAGTATCATTATCTCACTTAAGAGGGTCTAATAGTATTGGACAACTCAGTGATTGTGTGATAGCATTAGAGAGAAACCAACAGTCCGATGATGCTGATGAGGCAAGGACAACTAGACTAAGAATACTTAAGTCTAGATATACTGGGGATGTAGGTATGGCAACTGCCTTAATGTATGACAAAGAAACAGGAAGATTGTCAGAGAGTTTTGATACAGAGTTTGAAGTATCTGAAACTCAAACACAGATTGCATTTTAATGGAACTAGTTTTTGACATAGAAACAGATGGGCTCTTGTGGCCAACTGAATTTAAGAACAAAGAAGGGGATTTAATCTCTCTCCCCTCTGCTTCAAAGATTTGGTGCATCGTTGCTATTGATGAAACTGACACAGTCCATACCTTTGACCCCTCTCAGATTGACGAGGGCATTGAGTTTTTAAAATCAGCTGATACTTTAGTTGGGCATAACATTATCGGCTTTGATATCCCTGCTATTAAGAGGATTAAGAATGTGGACTTACATTCACATACTAAAATCATCGACACCTTGACCCTTTCAAGATTGCTACATCCTACTAGAGAGGGTGGACACAGTCTTGAAAAGTGGGGATGGAAACTCAACTGCCCTAAGTCAGACCAACCAGTCTTCACAGAATACAGTAAAGAGATGATGGATTATTGTATTCAAGATGTTAGATTAAACAAGAAAGTTTTAGAGAAACTAAGGAAAGATAGTGTCGGTTTCTCAAAAGAATCAGTAGAAATTGAGCATGATACAACTAAGATTCTAACTGAACAAGAGCTCCATGGTTTCTTGTTTGATGAAAGAAAAGCTATGGATTTACTGAGTTCTCTCAATCAAAGAAAGAAAGAAGTTGAAGATGAGGTTCATGCTACTTTTAAACCTAAGTGGATAGCTGTCAAAGAAGTAACTCCTAGATTAAAGAAGGATGGTACTTTAGCTAAGTCTGGTTTAACCAACATAGAGTACGAAGAAAGAGTAGCTACCAATGACACTACACCTTTCATGCGAAAAGAACTTAGAGAATTTAATCTTGGTTCCCGTCAACAGATAGGAGAATACTTAATAGACTTTGGATGGCAACCAAAAAGATTTACTCCTACTGGTCAACCAATCGTTGATGAAGGAACACTTAGTAAAATCTCACACATCAAAGAAGCTCAGCTCATTGCTGAGTATCTACTTATTCAAAAAAGAGTTGGACAGATTGAGTCTTGGGTTGATGCCTTGAAAGATGATAATCGTGTTCATGGTGCTGTCATGTCAACTGGTGCTATTACTGGTCGTATGGCACACAGAAATCCAAACATGGCTCAAGTACCTGCAGTCTACAGTCCTTATGGTAAAGAATGTAGGTCTTGTTGGACTGTACCTGAAGGCTATAAATTAGTGGGCATAGATGCTTCAGGTTTAGAACTTAGAATGTTAGCCCACTACATGTCAGATGAGGAGTACATCAATGAAATTATCAACGGAGACATTCACACAACTAATCAACAGTTTGCTGGCCTTAAATCAAGAGATGAGGCTAAGACATTCATCTATGCACTTATATACGGAGCAGGAGATGAGAAAATTGGAAGCATCATTAACGGAAATAGAGCAGATGGTAAGAGGTTGCGAGAACAGTTTCTTACTAGTTTACCAGCACTTAAATCTCTTAAGACTAGAGTTGAAAGAGCAGCTCAAAAAGGATTCCTCAAAGGGCTAGATGGTCGTAAGATATTCTTAAGACATCAACATGCAGCCCTCAACACTCTACTGCAAGGTGGAGGTGCAATAGTAATGAAAAAAGGTTTAAGTATATTGCATGATAGACTTAAAACATGTACTATTGATTTTAAGTTCGTTGCTAACATTCACGATGAATGGCAGATAGAAGCCAGAGAATGTCAAGCAAATCGGGTGGGACAACTAGCTGTTCAAAGTATTCGAGATGCCGGAGAATATTTTAAGATGCGTTGTCCTCTCGATGGTGAATTTAAAGTCGGAGGTAACTGGAGTGAAACCCACTAAAGATAACCGAAAGAAGTTTGATATAGACTTAGAGTTTGGAACCATAAGAGAAGACAAAGTTGCAGAGATGCTCTGTAACAAAAAGATTGAAGTCAAGTCTGAACGAGGTATGTGGATGAAGACTGGCAACATAGCGATTGAATATCAAAGCTATGGTAAACCATCTGGTATTGAAGCAACGGAATCAGACTACTGGTTTCATCATCTTTGTGTAGGTGATAAAGAGTACTGTACTTTAGTCTTTCACACCGATGTACTAAAAACTATAGTCAAAGAATTAGATACATTTAAAACCGTATCAGGTGGCGACCACAATGCTAGTAGAATGTATCTAGTCAATCTACAAAAGTTGTTTTCATCTGATGTAATAAAAGCTTTTAAGGAGCTAGAAGATGAGCAAGAAAAATAAAACATTAGACACACTAGTAGATGATATCTACAATACTATCGGAGTTCTTTCTGATGGTAAACCAATTAAAATCTCAAACAAACTATTAGAAGAACTAGGAGTTGACATAGCTGCTGCTGTCTCTGAATGGGCTACTCCTGTGCAAAGAAACAAAGCAACCACGCAGACTTTACGCATGTCTAACATTGGTAAGCCTGAAAGACAGTTATGGTATGATATGCATGAAGATAAAGATGCTGACTCTGAACTACATCCAACTACTTTAATTAAGTTCTTGTATGGTCACATCTTAGAAGTCTTGCTAATCTTCTTTGTTAAATTAGCAGGACATAAAGTAACTGCTGAGCAAAAGCAAGTTTCAGTCAAGGGCATCAAAGGCCACATGGATTGTAAGATTGATGGTGAAGTAGTAGATATCAAGACTGCTTCTGGTTATGCTTTTAAAAAGTTTAAAGAAGGCACACTAGCAGAGCAAGATAACTTTGGCTACATGGCTCAACTTGCTGGTTATGAACATGCTGAGAAAACATCTGAGGGAGGCTTCCTTGCTTTCAACAAAGAAACAGGAGAATTAGCCTTATTTAAACCCCAAGACCTTGACAAACCCAATATAACTTCTAAAATAGATAGAGTAAAAAAAATAATCAAGTCGGATTCTCCACCTGATTATTGCTTTGATGAAGTACCGGAAGGTAAATCTGGCAACATGAAGTTACCTCGAGAGTGTACTTTCTGTCCTTATAAATTTAAATGTCGAGCTAACTCCAATGATGGAGAGGGTCTTCGTGTCTTTAATTATGCCAAAGGACCTGTCTATTTTACTAAAGTAGTAAAAGAACCTAATGTAGAGGAGGTATTATGAGAGGTACTAAAGCTAAAAGATTAAGAAGACAAAGTGAGCTATTGCTTATTGAATGGTTGCAGACTATGGTTCCAGAAGGAGAGGATGCAACTAAGATAACACTAAAGAATTTACAGGATTTTTTACCAGAGCAAACTCATATCTATGCTAACAATAGATTAATGTTGAGTGCTTATTCATTACGATGGTTTTACAAGCAAGTAAAAAATAATCCTGATATTACTTTAGAAGATATAATGACATGAAGACAGAACTAGAAAAAGCAATTATTCAAATGGGACAGATACTACAAGAACCAAATGAATCAATAGATAATTTTGATGACGATACTTTAATTAATTTATCTAATGTTCTATTACTTGAAGTAGAAAATAGATATGGTAGGAGTGTACAATGAAATATAAATTCAACGAAGATAAGATTTTAAAAGACATCAAAAGCTACATTGATTCTACTTACGAACAACATTATGCCAGTGGTAAGTATCAAGCAACAGATATGATTATTGATGCTGGTCATGGTGAAAGTTTTAGTATTGGTAACATTATGAAGTATGCTATGCGATGTGGTAAGAAAGACGAAAAGAAAAAAGAACTAATGAAGATAGTACATTATGCCATCATAGCTTTGTACATAGAGGAGAATAATGGAAGATAAAGTAGGAACAAAAGAATACTTAGGTATTAAGATTAATTATGACAATGAAAAACTTTTAGATAAGTTTAGTCTCGACACTTTAAGAGACAGATATTTTACTGGAGAAGAAACACATGCACAAGAAGCATTCGCAAGAGCCTCCGTCTTCGGAGCCACCTTCAAGGGTGTTACTGATTTTGAACTTGCTCAAAGACTGTACAACTACAGTTCCCTATGTTGGTTCATGTTTAGCACTCCTATACTTAGTAACGGGGGAACCAAACGTGGGCTTCCTATTAGTTGTTTCCTCAATTATGTACCTGATAGCAGAGTTGGTCTCTCATCTCATTATGATGAAAACATTTGGCTGGCGAGTTCAGGTGGAGGCATTGGTGGATATTGGGGAGATGTTAGGAGCAACGGTGTTTCTACTGCTCACGGTAGTAAGTCTACTGGTTCAATCCCCTTTATGCATGTCGTAGATTCTCAGATGTTAGCCTTCAATCAAGGTGTTACTAGACGAGGAAGCTATGCAGCTTACATGGATATTAGCCATCCAGAGATTGAAGAGTTTATCAACATGAGAAAAGAATCTGGTGGTGATATCAATAGAAAATGTTTGAACTTACATAATGGAGTCAACATTACCAATGAGTTTTTACAAGCTGTTGAGAACGATGACGAGTGGCGATTGATTGACCCTAAATCTAACAAAGCTATTAAGACTATCAATGCTCGTGACTTATGGTGGCAACTATTAAATGCTCGGGCAGAAACAGGAGAGCCCTACATTGTCAACATAGATACTTGTAATGAAGCTTTACCGGAGAAACAAAAAGAACTTGGTTTAGAAATCAAACAAAGTAACTTATGTTCTGAGATTACTTTACCAACTAATGAAGAAAGAACAGCTGTCTGTTGTTTATCTTCAGTGAATCTTGAACACTTTGATGAGTGGTCTCAAGATGAAAACTTTATTAACGATTTAGTTACAATGCTAGACAATGTCTTACAGCACTTTATAGATAATGCTGTTGATACTACACACTTAGGAGAATATCATGCCAACTTTAAAAGATTTACAAAGCACATTAAGAAAGGTAAAGAAGGATTTACAAGAGCAGCTTACTCTGCTTATCGAGAAAGGTCGATTGGTTTGGGAGCAATGGGCTTCCATGCTTACCTCCAATCTAAACAAATTCCTTTTGAAAGTATCTTCGCTTCTGGATTCAACCATAACGCATTTAGCCACATTAAAACAAAAGCTGTGGAGGCTTCTCAAGGACTTGCTGAGTCACGGGGAGAAGCACCTGATATCTCTGGTAGTGGGCTTAGGAATGCTCATCTTCTCGCTGTTGCTCCTAATGCCTCTTCTAGTATTATTTGTGCTGGGACATCTCCTTCGATTGAGCCTTTCAGGGCTAACGCTTATACACACAAAACTCTCTCAGGTAGCTACCAAGTTAGGAATAGATACTTAGAGAAAGTAATTAATAAAAAAGGTTTGTCTGTTGATGAAAAGAAAGAACTATGGAAGGACATCGCAGGTAGCGATGGTTCTATTCAACACTTAGATATTTTTACCGCAGACGAGAAAGAAATATTTAAAACAGCTAATGAGATAAATCAAATCTGGATTGTTGAACATGCTTATAAGAGACAAGAGTTTATCTGTCAATCACAGTCAGTAAACTTATTCTTTACTTTACCAAAGGCTACAGAGCCTCAAGAAGTTCACGATGAATACATGCAGTATGTCAATGATGTCCATTGGTATGGTGCTAACAAACTAAAATCCCTGTATTATTTTAGGTCAAATGCTGCAAGAAACGCAGAGAATGTTAATATAAAAATACCTCGTATCAAACTTGATGAGGGTTGTATAGCTTGTGAGGGGTAGTGGCAACTAGGTGGAACTCAGCTAAGTCTCATACCCCGATAACAGGAGTAAGAGGTAAGAAGACTTCTCAGGGTCAAGGTAACTTAGCAACAGCTACCATGAACAAACACAAGAAAAGAAGTTTTAAAAAAT